ATTTTGTTTCATGGCTTGTTTTATATTTGCATGAGCTGTTTCTTGTTCTTTACCTTGTATCACACAATTTGCTCTACCATTTCTCGGTGTTTCTTTTATACTCTCTGTTGGGTTGGTATCTCTCATTACATCTACGATACCACTCATGGCAGGTAATATATCCCAATCAAGAAACCAACAACTATTCTTCTCAGCATATCCAGATTGATATATCTCTTGTTGCATATTGTAATCTACGGATACGAGGTTCTTTACTTTCATATCACGATAGATTGCATTACAACCCCATGTTTCTATTTCATTTGGTATACTTGTTGGCCAGACTTTACCTAGTCTAGATTCACCATTACCATATACTATTACTTTTTTATACACGTTTAGTAAATTTCCTTCTAGGACTATATCCTTGTGGCCACTCTGGTTGTCTAGTAGCAAGTTTCTTTACTCTTTCACTCATCTCGTTATATCTTATTGTCAATTCTGAACATTGATGCTCTAATTGATGAATACGAGATTCTTGGTTTTTACACTTATGTTCAAAAAAACCTTCTGAACTGTTGGACATAATCTACTCCTGTTTTATTAATGTCATTAGAATCAGTTTACACCTTTTTCTGTCGAATGTCAAGAACTTTTTATAATTTTCTAACATTTTATTTGTATTAGGCCAAACCACATCATCACCCAATCTCTTGTTCCAATTCCTAGTGTATTCCACGAGGTTGTCTAGGATAATCATTGCCTCTATAGACACACGATTACCGAGATATTCTTTTAATAGTTTTGGGTGTGTATCTTTTGGTATCTCAAAGATATCACCGAATGAGTTATCCTCTAGTAATGAGGTCATCTCTTGTTTGAATGTGTATGTTAGACTTTGCATACGTTTCTTCCATTCCACATAGTTCTCATCATTAAAATCACCTAACCAGCCCTTTTGATTCTTTATAAAGTTTGACAATAGATAGTCTTTGATTATATCCTTGTCCTTATACTTACGTGATGTTCGTACAAAGAAGTGTCTGTCATTACGTTTCCAGAAAGAACTTTTGGTTGCTGAGGATTTACCATTATACTTAACAAAATCATAATCACCCCTTCCAAAGTGTGCCTTCAATGCACAATACATCTGATATACCTCAACTGCTTCCATTGTCTACAAAGTTCATATAGGTAATTGTGCCATCTTAGGAAGAAAGTTTAAATCTCTTGCGTTGACTTCTATTTTTTCTTTGAGTGCTTTTGTGATAAGACTAGATACTTTATCTGGTTCAATACCATTCTTGTAACAATACAATAGTACAGCATCCATATGTGTTATCTTTTTATCTTTGGCTATATTTTCTATTTCTAGGGAAAATACTTTAGGTGTTTGTACTGGTTCTTTGGGTGTTTGTACTTCTTCTTCTTTCACTTCCATAACTACTCCGTCATAATAAGGGGTTAAGGTGGGGCATTGCACCCCACCAATTGTACTAATTATATTTCAGCACATGCGTAACAGTTGATTTCTAAACCAACAGCTACTTCTTTTACTACAGGTGATTTCCACATAGAATTCACTCCCATTTTAATGGTGAACTTTCTGTTGCTAGGTAGTTCACCTAAAACCCCGAATGGTTATGCAGCTAGTGCAAAACCCTCATACGCAAAGTTATCGTTTGCATTTACTTTTTTGACCTATAAGGCTGTCAACCCACAACTCTCCGTTTCACTACACAATACCAGTCGAACCTATTTCGCCCCCTAAATCGGGACTATCTAAATTTGGTGGAGGCGTGGGGTATCGCACCCCAGTCCTGTCTATCTTTTGTTCCACTTCAACAAGTCGTATATTATATATACCATAGAAGTATTGTCTATGTCAATAGTTATTATAGGTTTATTATTCACCAGTTATATCACTTAGTATTTGTTCTGGACTTGTTTCACCATATGGGTCAGATTCACAATTATCTTCTCTACCTGGCTCTTCCCAGAACATTTCAACAATACCATCATTAACTAGAGCTGCATATCTCCAAGACCTTTCACCAAAACTAAGATTGTCTTTTTTAACTAACATTCCCATACCCTCAGTAAATTCTCCAGAACCATCAGCAATCACTTTAATATTTTCAATCTTTTGATGTTCAACCCATTTGTTCATTACAAAAGAATCGTTTACAGATATACAATATATCTCATCAATTCCAGTTGCTTTAATTTCATCATAATATTCTTCAAAACCTGGCAGTTGCATTGTTGAACATGTTGGTGTAAATGCTCCGGGCAATGAAAATATTAAAACCCTCTTACCTTTAAAGTAATCGTCTGTAGTTAACTGTTCCCACTTATATGGGTTACTTCCTTCATATTCTTTAATAAGAGTCACAGACTCATCTCTAACTCTTACATTAAATGTAACATGTTGAACTTTTTTTCCTATTATCATAATCTTCTCCTAAATTAAAATTTAAATTCTTGTTCAAAAAAGACAACACCATCATCATCAGCGTTCCAGCTGTTTAAATCTTTACCAGTTTGTTTATCCCAACCAAACTTAATAGTGTTACCAGTTTTTTGTTTGTATTTACCAAAGAGTCTTAATTTACTTTTCTCATCTTCATCTAAATCATAATAATATCTATATCCACCTGACCAGCCTGGCAATGTACTAAAACCTTTTTTCTTTTGTTCAGCTAATGATTTAAATGAAAATAAAACTACTAAAATTATTAAAATATACTTCATGTTACTCTTCTCCTGTTACGAAATAAACTCTGGATAACTTCTAAGACCAATCTCAGTCTTATCAGAACCATCTTTTTCTTCTTCTTCAGATAATCTAATTCCTAAAACAGCTTTAACTGTAAACCATAGTATAAAACTAGTAATAAGAACAAATGCACCTATTGAAATAATACCAATTAATTGAGTACTAAATTTAGCGTTTGAGTTAGTTAATGGAACTGCTAATGTTCCCCAAATACCACAAACCAAATGAACTGGTATTGCACCAACTACATCATCTATTTTTAATTTATCAAGTAAAGGTACTGCTAACATAACTAAAGCACCACCTGTTCCACCAATTAACATTGCTGAAAGGAATGTTGGTGTTAAAGGTTCAGCAGTTATGGAAACTAATCCACCCAACGCACCATTTAAAACAAAAGTTAAATCAACTTTTTTGTAAAGTAATTGACTAAGAATCATTGCAACAATAACACCACCTGCAGCTGCTAAATTTGTATTACAAAATATTCTTGCCATTGCACTTGCATCTGCTACTGACCCAAGAGCTAATTGAGAACCACCATTAAATCCAAACCAACCAAACCATAATAGAAAAGTGCCTAGTGTTGCCAAAGGTAAAGCTGATGCAGGCATAGGATTGACCTTGCCGTCTTCTGAATACTTACCTTTTCTTGCACCGACAATTAAACATCCTACTAATGCACACCATCCACCCACAGAATGAACTATAGTTGAACCTGCAAAGTCACTAAATCCTATTTCAGATAACCAACCAGCACCCCAAGTCCATGAACCTTGTATTGGATATATAATTGCAGTTAACACTACAACTACTACCATAAAAGGCCAGAGTTTAACTCTTTCAGCAACTGCACCTGATACTATTGAAGCTGCCGTTGCTACGAATACCATTTGGAAAAACCAATCTGATGCTCCAGCATATCCACCTTCTGAAGTTTCTGTAGAAGGGTCAGCAACGTCAAAAAGACTAAAACTTCCTATAAATCCCCCATCTACACCAGAATACATTAAGTTGTATCCTAATAAAAAATACAACACTCCTGCAATAGAGTATAGTGCAATGTTTTTAGTACATATGGTTGCAACACTTTTTGTCCTTACCATACCTGCTTCTAGCATACAAAACCCTGCTGCCATTAACATAACTAGTATTCCATTTACTAGGAATGAAAATGTATTAAATATAAACTCTATATCTTGAGTTTCCATTTACTTCTCCTATAAGTTTTTTTCTTTGTACCAATTGTCAACTGCTTCTGTTAATAACGGAATATATTCTGCTTTTTCTTTAACAAACTCTTGGACAGTACCATCTTCTGTAACTACTAACACTACAAGTTGATTGATTGCCTCACCAGTTCGTTCCTCATACATCTCAGCATAGGCTGCACATTGTATATAATAGTTTTCAATCCACTCATCTTTCTTTTCTCTCGTTGATGTCTTGAAATCTATGATGGATAATTCATTATCGTATTCTGCAATGCAATCCACACGTCCAGCAATACCATACTTATCACTCCACATACCAGCCTCTAGTTTTCTGATGTTATCTATACTCTCTAGTCTACCAGAAAGTTTCTGGAACATACACCAAGGCAAGAAATTCTTTTCATGGTCTTTCCATTTAGTAGGCCATTTCAAATGCATGTTGTTTAGATAGTCTTCAGCCATTTGATGGACTTTCGTACCACGATTTGCGGCTGTCCTCATGATATGATTTGCCACATCATGACCAACCCTATCACGCCACTCCATGATACCCTTCTTGTTTCTGATTGATAATATTGTTGTAATTGAAGGGTAGTATTGACCCTTTGGTGTTTCATAGACACGAACACCTTCTTTGTTTATTGCTGTTATAGAAGGCAACTCTACTGTTTCATGATTAAATTCCATTATATACCTTATTTAATAGTCACGAGCACCAATTTTTGTACCGACTGTTCTCATTCTTTCGACCAATCTTTGAGCTCTGTTATTTACTTGGCGATACCATCTGCTATCCACCATCTCATCTGCAGCTTGATTCCAATTATAAGAATCTACGCCACGTTTCATACCTTTAAATTTACTCAATCTAGTTCTACCCATATTGAACATCATGTTGGCTATGATTTGTTGTACCTCTTCAGGTAATTCTTCAAACTTATGATATAGTTTGTTACAATCCTTGATTACTCCATCAAGGTCATTCTCGAAACATTCTGCGACTCTTTCTCTACTGACGGCAGTCCCAACCATTTGTCCATTTTCTGGGTCAGTCTTAGTAACCAAATGACCGATACCAAAAGTAGGCAGCCCGAGATGGTCAAGGTAAATGACATACTTTACTCCTTCATCTATTTCTAATTGTTCTCTTAGTTGTTTAATATTCATTAGTCAATCCCCAATCCTAATTTTGTTTTCTGAATTAAATAGCTTCTTACAAATCCAGAACGAACAATATCACCGATATCAAACTCTACACAATTAAACTCTTCCATCTCTTCTAGTATTCTTAGGAAGTCGTGTAGACCATTCTTTTCACTTGTTCTTGATAAATCTGATTGTCCAAAATCACCACAGAATACAATCTTTGAGTCTTGTCCTACTCTTGTGATAATCGTGTCCAGTTCGTGGAAGTTTAAATTCTGACACTCATCTACAATAATAATACTATTGTCGAATGTTAGTCCTCTTAAAAAAGATGTAGATAGGAAATACAAACTACCTTGTTGTTTCAACTTTTCATACAACATGCTGAATGCCTGTTCATTAGGTTGTTGGAACATGAACTGAACCATATTTGCATAAGCAACTTGATATAGTGCAGCCTTATCTTCTTCATCGCCTGGCAAGAACCCTATCTCTCTTGTGGGTATAAGAGAACGCACCAATACAACTTTGTCATATTTTGTTTGTAAGTTCATCACATCTTGTAATGCAAGATATAAAGATATAAATGTCTTACCAGTTCCAGCACAACCAAATAGAAATTGATTTTGTTTTTTCTTCCATGTGTCAAATACTATTTTTTGATTGTCTGTAATTGGTTTTACGGATATTAAATTTGATGAACCAATTTCTAGTTTTTGTTTTTTAGCCATTATCATTCCTTAATAAATTGATATTTATATTATTCCATGTTTCTTTACAAGAGAATTTGATTTTTTCTGTTTGATAGTTTTGCCATCACCAAATCTATCTGAAAGGGCACTATTTGGATGACTCTGTGCAATCCTACTAAACACCTCTTTCATGCCACCGTCCATACCTTTACCAGATGGATTACCAGATGCAACATGGTCACCAACAAGAGCTGCTGTTGTCAATTCTTGTTTGATGTGTGGATT